TATTGCAAGACGAAAACAGGGCTTTAAAATTAAGCAGGTAGGCCACGATAGAAAATTTTGTCGCGAATACTTTGTGGCGATGAAAAATGCGAAGTTTGACATTAAGGACCAACCTCAGTATTTTTATAAAAAGTCAGAAGGATTCAGATACATAGAAAAAAAGGCAAAAGACGGAAAACTTTACTACTTTCACGCTGAACCGTATGAATACTGTGTTCAGAATGTAAGAGCTATAGAAAAAACAGATGATATGATTCAGTATGAAAAAGTTGAAGACACACAGAGAATTGACGTGTTTGATGCTTCAGTTTTTGCAACGGTAAGGATGCTTGAAGATTTGGAAGGAAAAGAAATATTGGGAAGATGGTTTGGTTAAGACACTGCGAAAAATGCAGTGTTTTATTATACACAAAAAATAAGGAGGACTATTTATGGCGTTTACTAAAAGAAATAATACAAATCCAAGAGCAGACCCCGTTGCATATTGGTTTAAAGCCGGTGATGAGGAAATTTTGCCGGGATATGTTTCTCTTGGTAACAATGAGGAAATAAACAGATGTATTTATAAGATAGCAGACCTTGTCTCAAATATGACGATAATGCTTATGCAAAATGGTGAAAATGGGGACAAAAGACTCAGAAACGAGCTTTCAAAAAAAATTGACATAAATCCTAATTCATATATGACTCGCAAAACATTTGTACACAGAATTGTTACAGATATGTATAAATGCGGCAATGCGGTTGTTTTTCCACACACAAAAGATGGGTTGCTTGGAGATATGGAAAGATTTGATGCAAGGCAATGTTCGTTCCCTTCAAATGGGAAGCGATATGAAATTGTGCACAAAGGTGTGCATTTTGCACCTGATGAAGTTATGCATTTTGTGTTAAACCCCGCTGATTCAAACCCGTTTATGGGGCAAGGCATTACTAATCTTTTGCGGACTACAGTAACAAACCTTGCGCAAGCAAATGCTACAAAGACAAGATTTTTAAAAAGCAAGTGGAAGCCTTCAATGATAATTTCAATTCAGGCGGATGCAGAAGAGCTTCAGGATAAAGACCTTCGCAATAAAATATTGGGAAGCTACACCGAAACAACAGACGAGGGTGAACCTTGGCTTATTCCTGCCGGAGAGATTGATGTGAAAACTGTTCAGCCTTTGACACTTAACGATTTGGCAATCCAGGAAAACATAACACTTGACATTAAAACAATTGCTGCAGCATTTGGAATACCGCCGTTTATGATGGGTGTAGGAAATTTTAATAAGGATGAGTACAACAATTTCATTTCGACAACCATTATGTCAACAGCTACTATCCTTCAACAAGAGTATAGCAAAAAGATACTTTATTCTCCCGAAATGTATTGCAAGTTTAATCCTAAAAGTCTTATGCAATACAATCTTTCTGAAAAAGTGAGCTTTGTTAAAGAAATGGTTGGCGGCGGACTTATTAATCGCAATGAAGGTAGAAATGAATTTGACTATTCTCCAGTGGATGAGGAAGGCATGAATTCATTTACTGTGCTTGAAAATTACTTGCAGGTAAAAGATTTGTCAAAACAAAAGAAGCTTATTCAAGAAGAAGGGGGTGAATAATGTGGATAAAAGACATTCGTTTTTTAAATCGCAGTTTAATACAAGGGAAAGTGAAGATGGTAAAAAGTTTATCACCGGATATTTTGCACTATTTGAGCAGGAAACCGAACTGTGGGAAGGTGTGTTTGAAAAGATTGCGCACGGAGCGTTTGACGATACCATTGCTAATGATGATATAAGAAGTTTGTTTAATCACAATACAGACATCGTTCTCGGTCGTAACAAAAATTCTACACTCATATTAAAACCCGATGAAAAAGGATTATATGGAGAAGTAGAAATCAACCCGGAAGACAGTGAGGCTGTTAACGCTTATGCCAGAGTTAAAAGAGGCGATGTAACCGGGTGTTCCTTCGGTTTTGATGCTGTTGAAGAAGAACGCATTGAAAGGGACAACGGAGTTTTGTACATAGTAAAAAAAGCTAAATTGTACGAAGTTTCGCCATGCACATTCCCTGCATATCCGCAAACTGAAATTCAGGCGAGAAAAAAAGCTTTTGAAAGTGACAAAAAGAAAGCTTTTGAAGAAAGAAAAATCTCAATTAAAAAGAAATTGGAGGAAATGAAAGATGTTAAAACAGCTTAGACTTAATGCTGAACTTAAGCAGAAAAGAACTATGCTTGAGGAATTAAAAAAACAGAAGGATGGCTTTGACAAAAGAATGGCTGACCTTGGTGTTGCACTTGATGAGGCAACAACTGACGAGGATTTAAACCTTGTTAACAGTCAGATTGAAGAACTTGAAAAAGAAATTAACGAAGCAGATGTTGATACAAAAATAAAAGACATTGAATCTGAAGTTAATACAATCGAAGGTGAACTTGAAGAAATTGAGAAAAAAGGAAATTCCGGAACTGACCCGGTGCCACCTGTGGCAGATACCGGTGCAGGTGATGGTTTAAAAGAAAGGGGAAATAATTTAACTATGAACAGAAGAGGAATTTTTTACGGACTTTCAGCCGAAAGAAGAAGTGCAATTTTAGCACAGGATGATGTTAAATCATTTGTTGAACGTTGCCGTGAAATGAAAGGACAGACAAGAGCAGTTAACGGCGGCGAGCTCGGCATTCCGGAAGTGTTAGTTGGTTTATTAAAAGACAACATTCACAAATACTCAAAACTTATCACAAAGGTTAACTTAAAACCTGTTGCGGGAAAAGCAAGACAGATGATTGCCGGCACAATTCCTGAAGGTGTTTGGGTTGAAATGGTTTCATCATTAAAAGAACTTGAACTTATTTTTAACCAAGTAGAAGTTGATGGATATAAAGTAGGAGGTTATTTGCCTATTCCAAATTCAACACTTGAAGATAGCGACGTTAACCTTGTTGCTGAGATTGTTGAATTACTTGCACAGGCGATTGGACTCGGTCTCGATAAAGCGATTATCTATGGCACAGGTGTTAAAATGCCGACAGGTATCGTTACAAGACTTGCACAGACAACAAAGCCTGATACATGGGGCAAAGATGCTCCTGCTTGGACTAACTTGTCAGCAAGTAACATCTTAAAGGTTGATGGTTCATTGTCTGATACTAAATTCTTCAGTGCAGTTATTAAAGTATTAGCCGTAGCAAAAGCAAACTTTTCAAATGGCGAAAAATTTTGGTGTATGTCAACAACTACAAAAGGCACATTACAGGCTAAAGCGCTTGCATTTAATGCTGCCGGTGCAATCGTTGCAGGCGTAAACAATGAAATGCCTGTATTCGGCGGTGAAATCATCACACTTGACTTTATTCCTGATGGAGATATTATCGGTGGATATGGTTCATTGTATCTTTTGGCAGAACGTGCGGGTATGCAGCTTAAAAATTCTGATATCCCAATGTTTATTCAGGACCAGACCGTATTTAAAGGCACTGCAAGATATGACGGTATGCCTGTATTCGGCGAAGGTTTTGTTGCTCTTAACATTGAGAATAAGGCACCGACAACTACTTTAGCTTTTGCCGGTCAGGAAGAAGCAGAAAACGAGGGTGAATCAGAATAATAATTGGGGCTTAATGCCCCTTTTGTTATAAAAGAGGTGTAAGATGAACGAAAAATTAACTGTTGTGTTAGACCTTTTTAAAATTGACCTTGGAATTAACCATTCTAAAAGGGACGGACTGTTTTCAAATTTGATTACTGCCTGCGAATCTGAACTTGCCGGAAAAGGTGTTGTTTTGGATTTGGGAAAAGCGGAAGATGTGCAGTTTCTTTGCGATTATTCTGTGTGGAAGTACAGAACAAGACACGAGGATGTTCCACTTTCACAAAACCTCAGGCTGCGGCTTAATAATAAAAAAGTAAAAGGACGTGCTAAAAATGAGTAAGCTTAAAAATATTGCGCTTAAAGAGAATACATCTCTTGATAATATATGCGTTTTGCTCAAATCTAACGTTGTAACTGATGATGAGGGATGGCAGGACGAAGAATATGAAGAGACAATGTGCTTTTGCGCTGAAATGCCTGTAGCTTCGTCCGAGTTTTATCGTGCCGGGCACGAAGGAATTAAGCTTGAAAAGGTTTTAGTGATTGATTCTGAAAGCTATGACAATGAAACGCTTGTTAGATATGACGATGAAGTGTTCAACATTGTAAGAATTTATATTATGTCAAACGGATTTACTGAACTTCATTTGTCTTTAAAGGTGGGTAATTATGCCGATTAAGATTGACGGGCTTGCGGATGCGATTGCTGAAGCTTTGACAGACTATGCAGAAGATACTGAAGAAAGGGTTACTGCGCTGATTGACAAAAAGACGGATGAAGTGTTAAACGCCCTGAAAAATTCTCCTGCACTAAAAAAACTTAACGGAACGGGCGAGTATGCGAAAAGTTTTTACAAAAAGACAGTAAAGCAAGGCAAAGGATATAAGTGGAATAAAGTCGCAAATAAAAAGTTCAGAATAGGTCATCTTTTAGAAGACGGACACGAGATATTTACCGGGAAAACAAAGGCTTACTCAAATACCGGAAAATCTCAAACAAGGACAAAAGGTGGCAGAACGAGAAGTTTTCCGCATTACAAAGATGCAGAAAAACTACTTGACAACTTCACAGAAGAAATGGCAAAGGAGCTTGAAAAATGACATTTAAAGAATTATATACCAAAGCTAAAGCTGAAACAGGGATTGAAACGGCAATGGTAAAATTTAAAAAAACACAAGCCCCGCCGTTTTGCATCATTACACCTGAAGGAGCAGAACCTGTTAAGGCGGATGATAAGACAGTTTATAATTTTAACAAGGCACTTTTCACATTAACAACAAAGAAAAGAGACGAGAAAACAAAAACACTCGTCGAAGCGTTCTTTGATAATAATGAAATTGATTATGATGTTGATGATGAAGGGTATTATGAAAACGAAGGAATATATGAAACAGTATATTCAATTATATTTTAGGAGGAAATGATATGCCAAAAAATAAGATTAAATTTGGTTTAAAAAATGTACATCGTGCGGAGATTACCATTAGCGATACTGGTGTTGTGTCATACGGAAATCCTAAAAAGATGGAAGGTGCGGTAACTCTTACTTTAGACCCTGCAATTAACTCCACACAAGTACCTGCTGATGATTTGCCTGATTTTGCAATTCTTGATGAAAACAACGGTTACACAGGAAGCATGGAATTTACCAATCTTTCTGATGAAGACAGAATTGCTATTTTTGGTGAAAAACTTGACGACAACGGTGTGTTAGTGGAGAGTGCTGATGACCAGCCAAAACCACATGCATATTTGTTTGAAATTTCCGGTGATAAGAACAAAATCAGACACGTTTTATATAACGTAAGAGGAACTAAGCCATCAGCCGGAAGCACTACCGGAAAGACACAGAACCAGAGTGATGTTATGAACATTACTGCAAGCCCTGCCATTGATACCGGCAAGATTAAAGGTAAGGTTGAAAACAAAGCGCCTACTGTTGAAATTTATGAAGGATGGTTTGAAAAGGTTTATGTGCCGGTATTCTCAGGCGAAATTGAAGAAGAATAAGTTACATCGGGGGGGCGAAAAGCTCCCCTTATTCTTTGAAAGGATAGAAAATGAAAAAAGAAATTAGAATTTGTGAGGAAACAACAACAATTTATGCAAGTGCATATACGCCGATTTTATATCGCGAAAGCTTTGGGAGAGATATATTTGAGGACATTTCAAAGGTTAGAGAAACCAAAGATATAAAACAAAAAATTGCAATTGCAGCTCGATTGCTTTTTGTGATGCAAAGACAACGAAACGGTTTTAATAAGATTACAACAAAGAATTTATTTAACATTCTACCGGAGCTTATTAAACTGTGGAATTTTAATATGCAATGTTGTGTAGATAGAGCAAATAGTACTGAAAACCATGTACCGCTTACTGCTTCACTCTATCTTTTGAGATGCATACAACTTGGTCTTTCTATAGAGGATTTAAAACAATTAACTATAGGAATGGTTTTAGATGTGTATACTGAACTTGAAAATAATAAGATTGACAATAATTCTGTTCATGAGGCAACCCAAGAAGATATGGACAGATTTTAAATAAAGGATGTGATTTTATGGCCAGCAAAACACAAATTAAAGGTATAACAATTGAGATAGGCGGAGATACCAGCAAGTTAACAAAATCTCTAAGCGGCGTTAACAGGGAGATTAATTCCACACAAAGAGAACTAAAAGAGGTGGAAAAACGCCTTAAGCTGGACCCTGGCAATACAGAACTTCTTGCACAAAAACAAGCGATTTTGAATGAGAATATACAGGCAACAGACAAGAAGTTGTTAGCGCTTAAAAGTGCGAAAGAAAGAGCCGATACAGCTATGGCAAACGGCACAGAAGTAAACACAAAAATGTATCGCAGACTACAAAGAGAAATTTATGACGCAACAATTTCAATAGAGGCAATGACAGTTGATGTTAAAGATTTAGGTGATGAGTCAAATAAGACAGGTAACGATTTGGACAATATGGGCATAGCAACTAAAAATGTCAATGCCAATGTTCTTACCGCAAAAACAAATGTCGCAAGTTTTGCTTTTGATATTGCCAAAACACTTGTATCTGCTATGAGTAATCTTGTAGCAGAAACAAGGGAATACAGAGAGGAAATGAATAAGCTCGATGCTGCATATAGTTCAGCTGAACATTCAGTAGAGTCTGCAAAAAAAATATACAATGAATTTTATAAAATACTTGGCGAAACCGACAGAAGTGTTGAAGCGGTAAATCACCTTGCGAAATTTGTAAAAGAAGAAAAAGACCTTGCTAAGTGGGGGAATATCGCCGCAGGTGTTAC